TTAGCAATTAAATCATTTGGTGAATCAATAACATTAAAATTGTTTAAAGACACTTCCGTATCAATATCTGAGGCTGGTGGTGTATATACACCACTAACACTATATGGTGCTAAATTTTTTGCCAATAAAATATCTCTAAACGAAGAGGATGAAGCAAATGATAATGTACTATTTGACATATTTTTTTTCTTTTATTATAAATAGATTAATAACCCATTTTAAGTTACTCAACTCCATGGATTACCAACTTTATCATTTTTACCTGAATTCATTCCAAAATTAGAATTTGTAAAAGTTTCTTTAATTGATTGTGCAACCGCTTGAGAAACATCTGTATTATTTTTAAACGCTTCTACAATTGTTTTTCCATCAATATTTACCGGAGCAGTTACTGTAATATTATGAGTTAATGTTACATTAACATTTGATGGATTATTTGATGTTTGAGAGTTATTTGTAGTATTGTTACCTTTTGGTATACTAGAATTTGTTGGAGTGTTTCCTATTGGGGTTCCCGTACTAATACTATTAATCACCTTGAATAGGGGTACCTCATCTTTTAGTTTAGCCATTTGTTCATTAACATTTTCAAAAGCTGTATGTAATTCATTAATAAATTTATTTTTAAATTTACTCAAAACATCACTTAAACTAGCCCCTGAACTTAAATCATTTATAATTTCATCAGCACCTTTTCCAATATTTTTCGCCGATAAATTTTTACCAGGGACTTCACCTAAAGCCTCACCAATTTTTCTACCACCTTTTAATAATTGACTACTTAGATTACTCGTAGCTAACCCTAAACCTGTTCTATCACCTAAACTGTTAATTGCTGCAGTAACATCTTGTATTGCTGATAATTGGTCTTTAGCCAATTCCTCCATCGATTTTGGTGCTGTGTTAGCCATTTTTTCAAGAGCGGCAACATCATCTTTATTTAATTCAGAAACAGCCTTTTCTTGAGAAGTACCTTCTTTATCAGTAAATTTAACCATATATTCACCACCCGTACCCATTTCTGCCATATTGGCAATCATTTTCTTTTGGTCTTCAGTTGCTGATGGAAAAGATATTTCTTTCATTTTTTTATCTAAATCAGCACTACCTAAGGCCATTTTGGTAAGTTGGTCGTAACCTATACCCATCGCACTTGAAATTTCTCTCAGTTGTCGTTTTGCCCCCGGCATAATTTCAAAATGTCCGTCTTTTCCAAGTTGAACAAATTGTTTGCTCATTTCAGCAATTTGATTCTGTAATTCAGCCGGGTCATTTTGAGATAAATCCATTAATTTTAATGGGTCAAGTAATGAACTTTGAGAAACACCTAATCTTTGCATCGCAGCAGCAATTTCAATAGCCCCCTCAGGATTAAACACTTTTTCAGCAAACCCTAATGTTTGAGACATATCAATTCTTAACGATGTCGCTTGTGCCGCCATTTTAGCCAAACCAGCAACACCACCTTCAAAATTATATTTGTTAAGAGCATTCATATTTTTTAAAACCGTTTCAGAAACTGCAACAGCACTTACACCAGATTCTCGAGCAACATTAACCACTTTTAACATTTCATTTGTAGCCTTTGCGGATGATATACCCGCATCTGCCATGTTACTAACAATCTCTTTAACAGATTGTCCCGTAACCTTCATCGTAGCATATAAATCTTCAGTTGTTTTATTAGATAAAATAACATTTCTACCTAACGCTAAGGAAGCTTCTTGTTGTGTTTTAAGAACATCCGCAATATCACCACCTAGTTTTCTAACATCAGTAACTGATTCTGCCATACTTTTACGCAAAATGTCGGACATAGCTTGACCTTGTCCAAACTGATGTAACATTTGACTAGCAGCAGCATCAAGTGTTAATACAACTTTAGCAATTGCTTCAGGACTAATATTAGAATATAAAGTTTCCCCTAATCCTCTCGATTTATCTGCGGGTGTTGTTGGGTCTATTGGGGTCGGCATAATTAAATGTATTTATAAATAAATACACCAAACATAGTTTTTAAATTACTAGTCTGGTGTGTTATTATCGATTAATCGGTTTATTAAATATTTTCGAACATATGTTGGCATCAAATGAAAATCCGAATATGAAACGTGTATTGATTGAGACAAATACAAGTATTCCTCAATCAATAATTGTCGGTGATTAGAAGAAAGGTCGAAAAAACTCCACCCCAAAGGCAATCTCGAAAGATACCAATTCTCCTGATGGGGCGATTACACTTCTTTTTAAATCCAATGACGGTTCATTTTCTTTTAAAAACTTTCTTATGTATTTTGAATCCATAATTGGTAAGGAATCAATAAATAAACTTATTTTTGTTCTATCAGTATTACCATCAATTTCAACAATATGTTTTAATAATTTCCAAGTAATTCTTGGCACTTGATGACCAACGGGATATTGTTCAGCCATTTTATCTAAATCAATTGTATCATTAAAAGTTGTTGGTTTTAATTTTACTGTAACACCAGTTTTTGGTAATTTAGTGGTAAATGTACCATCTTCATCCGGTTTAACATTCGTTTTTCTAAAATTTAACTCATCTAAAGTAATTGTACCAACAAATGGTTTATCAGTTCCTGGGTCAATTAAATTAAGACTATATTCTGAACCAAAAGAAGTATTTCTTAAAAAGATTAATATTGCCTCAACATCACCATCTAAAAGTTCTTCAGGACGTAAGTCGTGTTCGTACATTTTATTTCTCAATAATTTTAAAATAATGTTTTCACTACTACGACCAGCACCAATTAAATAATTTTCATCATTTGCTGTTAAATAACCAATTTTAACCGCTTTCTTTTTTGATTTATAAAAAACCCCATCTGTCGGTAATTGAACCATATCGTGTGGTAAGCTGAAATTTTGTGTTCCAGCATCTATTAAACTTTGTTCCATATAATTTTGTTTTTATTATAAATAATACGATATATTTTTTTAATATAAATAAAATACCCCCACATAATTAAATGTAGGGGTATTTTATTTTAATTTTTATAAATTAATAAACTAATACACATCTATCCATACGAATAGTTGTTGAAATTGTTGCTAATTGGTCTGAACTATACTGTAAAGCGTCAAAATTAACATCACTTAACCAAGAACCTTCTAAAATCCATTTTTCCACAACAACACCTGTTGGGTCTAACATCTCAAGGTCAATATTTTTTTTGTATCCCGCAGCATACCCCATACGACCTGTAACAGACTCAGCACATAAACGAACCCACTCCATAAGAGCTTGTGACGCTGAAGGTCCAATTGGGTCACGGAATTTAACATTCATAGTACCCCAAGTAAATCTACCAGCAACATAAGTTGAAGTATTTAAAAAAGGTATTTCAACGTCTTTGATTGTTATGTGTGGTCTAGCGGCAGATTCTACGAACCATTCGTTAATCCCTAATGTAGAAGGGAATCGTACAATAAACCTATTTTGTCTTTTCGGTTCATACGGTATGGGCATTTTCATTAATAAATCAGCCATTTTCTATTTGTTTTTTTAATTTTTATTTTTTATCTTGTTTATTATAAATATTACCTATTTAATTTTTTTTACTTGACTTTTAGAATTAAAATATCTATCATTCTAGAAATCCTAGTTTTTATATTAATAGTTTATTTAATAATTTTTATTTAATAATTTTTATTTAATAATTTTTATTTATAAATATTTTAATATTCTTTTTTAATTCCTCCAGCGGTTGAATATGTTTTAATAATATTTTCTGGGTCTTGTTCAAAATGTTTTTTCACTACATCCACATTTTTTAAGTCGTCATCTGAAAAACCTATTTTAGGTACAAAATAATTATTTATTTTATTTTTTAAAAATGCTTCTTTTTGAATATAGTTAGATATATCTTTAACATACTCAACAAACTCATCTAATGCTTTGATTTTACCTTGTTCAGGATTTGTTGCGGAACCTTCTCCATAAGTTACAGGATAAAAACGACATAAATCTAAATATTCTCTAATCATTTCTCTTTTAGATGTGTTTTCTTCATCCGTTAAATCTCTATATTTTTCTAAATTTCTAACTAATTCATTAGAATTAATACCGTTGAAATTAGATACAATATAATTGTAACAAGCCTCTTTTAAAACTGAAGGTGTATGCCCTCTTGCTGTTACGATTGAGAATATTGAACCATTATTAATTGCTTCAACAAAATCCGGCCAAGCAGGACCTGGTTTTGCGGTCATTGAATCAACAATAAATTGTTTATCACCTTTAGTTCCAAACCATCTAAAAGGGTCGTTAGAGAACCCAACAATAGTGTGTCCTTCAAACTCAACTGGTTCTTTACCAATTTCTTCTCGATATGTTGCAAAATCTTCAGTTGACATTCCAACCTCATCACCATCTTCATCTTTTAATATTATCTTTGTCGGCATAGAAACAATATTATCGTCCCAATCAAAAGCGTAATACTTTTCATCCGGAGCACCTGTTTCGTCAATACCCTCTACAATTCTATTTTTTAACATAATTTTTAATTAAGGCTTAATTATGACCCACTATTACAATGGGTCATAATTTTTTTATTATATATTTTCAAAAGAAGCTCCGGTTGGAGTAATATAGAACGTAATGTCTATAAATTCTAACGATTTGGTTGGTTTGATGTAAATCTTACCTGTCATTTGATTTCTATCTAAATCAGCAGTGTCTGAAGATACTGTAACTCGGAAATCATATAAACCTCTATCTCTTCTGATAGCGTCCAAGATAGGATTAACAGCATCTAAGAAATCTTGTCTTACTTTTTGGTCGTTTTGTTCAAACAATAATCTTACAGATACTGCTGAAATCAATTTACGAGCTTGAAGTAATAATCTTCTCACATTTATTCTATCAAGAGCGGATTGTGCTACTTGAAGAGTTTTATTACCCCAAATTACGGTACCAACATCAGAAAAAGTGGCGATTGGGTTGATACGACCTTGATAAAGGACATCTCTATCTTCTTGAGTAAGTTTCTTTCTCGCTTTGATAGCATTTACAATACCTCTTGTATAACCTGCTGCCGCGAACCAAGGGAACGCAATGTTATCGGTTAATGCCAAGTTTCTTACAACTTCTGCCGTTGGTGGTAAATAGATTTGTGTATTATTAACACTATCTCTAGTTAATACCCAAGGATAATAAGTTGCTGTATAATTAGAATCTACACCACTATCGTCCAAAACATTAACAGCTTCTTGAGGGTAAATTAAACCAGCGGTATCAGGTGTTGGTAAAAATAAATTACTATCAGCAGTCGTACAAATGTATAATGAATCAGCTCTATTGAACTCAATCATTTCAATTGCATCCCCAACTAAATCAGAATTATTAGTATAATCAATACCTGGTGTAACAAATAAATTAATATTAACTGCTTCAGGATTTGAGAATGTTTGTTGTCCTAATAAATAAGCGTAGTAATCAGAGTTACCCCAATCAACAGTATTATTTCCAACTTTAATTTGTTTAAATGCTCCCCAACCTGTTGCTGTAGGATATTTAATGTCCTGACAAGCACCGTTTAAGTAACCTCTTCTACCTAACTTAAATGTGTCGGTATTTGTTCTTGATTCTCTATAGATATCCCAACCATCAAAACCTCCTTGAACTAATACTGAGAACTTACGAGAATATATTCTGTAATAAGGACTTGTTTCGTCTGAAGGGTCTGTTGTGAATGTAGCGTCACCAACATAATATGCTGAAGTTCCACTAGTTGTATAACTATTAGAAATTGTTATACCACTTGCGTTTTTATCCATATGATAACCTTTAGTTAATGTTAACCATTCTGCAGCATCACTATCAATACATAAATTTAAAGGTCTTTGTTTTCCTTTATATTGGAAGAAATCAACGTCAAAACCAGCACCATTTCCTGTAGAAATACCTAAATATGTTTTACGAACATTATCACCCGGACTTAAAGTTGAGTTGTTACTTCCTGAACTTAATCCAAATGGTGGGTCAAAAACCACTTCTCCCGGATAATCGTATTTAGTTTTATAAATTGGAAATGGGGAATTTGATGAACCATATTGTCTAAATTTAAATCCTTGAAAACCACAAGGTAATGTATCAATAGGTGCATCTTCATTCATTTCTACCATTATGTATTTTGAATTTAATGCGTATTCACCATCTGTTGTTCCAATTTTTTGTCCCACAAATGAATTACTATTAGAATCCATAGTACAATTAGTAAATTTCTCAATTACTACCGGATTATTATCGGTATCATAAAAATCTCTAACTAACACGTCAAATGTTAAATTATTAAAAGACATATTAGATATTGATATTTTAACTTCCGTATTTGCACCATTACCGTCAGAAATGGTTGTAAATCTAAATAAGTTATATACTTTACTACCTCTAACTTCAGAAACAATCCACGGTGAAACCGGTGTTTGATATTTTTCTAAGTAATATGCTATAGATGACGAGGAATTAACATTTGAATTAGCTCTAGGTAATGATAGTAAGTCACAACTTAAACCTTTAATATATCCTTTATTATAACCGTAGTTCAATAATGTTTGAAATTTTTCCTCAACAAATAATGGTACTGTTGTTCTTGGTTTAGAGAAATTAGAAGAACCAAACACTTTTGGTAAGTATTTAGAATCCGATTCACTAAATGATGTTTCAAAGAAGAAACTATTACCATCTTTATCTATAACATTAAGACCAAATTCCGCAAATGGGTTTTTAGCAATGTTTGAATATGTTGAAGTAACACAATCAATAGTAACATCTGTTAATCCTGTAACTTCATAAGCAGGACCATTACTATCAGTACTATATGTTGCAATACCTCTTGAACGAAGTGTTGCAATAACCATATCGTCAAAATCAGTATAAGAGACACCTGAATAAACATAAATTTTACCACTAACCGTACCACTATAACAAGTAGTTATTGTTCCGGTATTATGAGAACCTGTATGACCTGTTGTCGCTGGATTACAAGGATTATCAACCGTAACATTAACGGTCCAATTATTCGTTGTTCCACTATCTTGGGACACTAAAACATATTGTTTAGTTCCCGCTGAAAAGTTTTGAGTACTACCTGAACTTTGTTGTGTAACACCACTAACCTTAACATTTGTTGTACAAGCACTAAACATAACTGTTAATGCCGTTAAACCAGATGTTGGTGTTCCTGATGGTAACACAACATCAATAGTATTAGTATTATAGTTTATACTACCTACAGTATTTGATACCGTTGCAGAACTAACTGATAATGAATAGAATGTTGCACAGTTTGAAGATGTTGAAGTTTGAGTTAAATCACTAACAACATTATAAAATGAAAAACCACTATATGAACCATTAGTATTATCAAATAAAGAGTAATACCAAGGGTCATTATTTGCATCAGTATAGTCCGCATTTGTTGAACTTACACTATCAACACCATAAACATTAGTTTCACTTGTGTATGTAGTACTTAATGTGTTATAATCAGAACCTGAAATTGTCCCGTAGTAGTTAATTGATGTTGCTGAAGTACTTGGAATACTAATAATATTAAATAATTGTGTTTTAATATTATCAGATATTGTTGAGGTACTTCCATTAAATGTTTCGTAAGTATCATTTAAATTACTTGATATATAACTAGTTACCCCCGATAATCCAATCGTATTTATATTACTGTTACATCCTGTGAAAGTAAATGTAAATGGTGTTATAGTATAACCCGTACATACATCCGCACATAATGTTACATCATATGTTGTTCCAGAACACTTAAACCCTACTGTTGATTTATCAACATTAGCGATTGTTTTAAAAGACCAAGATGGTCCTGCATCATATCCTGATAACCCCAAAATTCTCGTAACAAACAATTGATTAGATTGTTGTAAGTAAGCCTTTGCGATATATGATGCTTCATACTTCGGTATTTGTGTATTGATAAACTTCTCAGGGGATGTTCCCCCAAAAAAAGTTGAGAATTCATCGAAGTTACGTATAAAGATTGGTTCAAAAGCGGGACCTTTTTGTGTCTCACCAACGATACCTAATGTGGTTACACCCACACTTTGTGCTACGAAACTTAAATCAACTTCGGAAGTATATACCCCGGGAGATACGAATACTTTGCTGTTTGTTGCCATTAGTTTGTCTTGTTTATAATTTTATTTATATATAAATATTAAAAAAAAACCAAAATACTTTACTTCGTAGCAACTATTTATATTTTAGGGAGATTATTTTCTACCTTTTTTCTACTTATGGATAAAGACATCAAAAAGATTAAAAATTTAAAGATATCGGTGGAATCACACGAGATTCTTAAAAACTACTGCGAAAAGAAGGGAATTAAAATGTATCGTTTTTTAGAACGACTAATTGTTGAAAAATGCAAACCAACAAAGGATATCTATGGTGAGGATTAAAATATCTTATCAATAAACTGAATTGTAGATTCTAATAGGTTATCATTTTTAACAATATCTAACCTTAGAACATCACCAGAGTTAATTTGTATTAAAATCAAATCGGTCCCATAATAATCATCGTTGATATAAACATCAAACGAACTTATATTAACTATTTCACCAATTTTAATATCAACAACATAACTAAACAGTTGTGTTAGAGTTGTATTACCAACTAAAAACAACGCTTGATTTCCAGGACCTTCTTCAATAGGTTTTTTCTTATTACGTCTTGTCGTCTTTTTTTCAATCTCAACAACCTGTAATACCCTTGTTATTGCCGGAGAAACCTCAAATTCGTCTTCATCAATTAAAAACCCCAACATAGTAAATTCATATGTTTGAATGTAATACTTTCTTTTTTCAACATCAAATACCGATTCGTCAGCAATATTACCCATAACAATAGGAATATAATGACCCTTAATTACCGCATATGCCTGTCTTGATGCAAACTTCTCAAGAATAATTTGATTAAGTTTATTTAATTCTCTCATTCTATTACAAATAATTTTAACAGAATAGGTAATATCTACCGGAACCGGTTGAGGTATAGTATAAACATCCATACCATTTCTTTGTCCGTCAAATGTTGGAACTTGAGCGTAAAAATATTGTCTTCTATTTGGTATGTTATATAAAACTGCCGGATTAGTCCCAAATTTAACTTCAGGCGTTCTAACAACAGTTATAAATGGGGGTTCAGCGTTTTTATCTATATTTTGGAAATTCCAAGTTTCAGTGAATTGAGCCCAATTCTGAGTGGTAATTAAAATATCTACCGTTGGAATAGTTTTACCTTCAACAACAACTTTTAAATCGTCTTTAACAAAATCTAAAAAACCTCTATCTAAGTCGGCATGCAATAAAGATTTGGGAAGATAAGTTCCGTCTTTATTGATTTTATCCAAAAGTTCGTGTCTTCTTGGTAAAAGAGTTTTGGACTCCGTTAGTGGTATATTTTTTTTTATTTTGTTTGGTAAACCCATTTTATTGTTTTATTATTCTATTGTTACGGTATTAACCGGTAATCCAAATTTATCTTCAAATGATTTTTTCATTGGTTCCTTCCAATTATTGCCAAACATACTAGTTAATCTTTGCCAATCGTATCCATTAACCTCTAAAATTGGTGCAGAATCTTTAAAAAATTTACTACCAATATCATTACCGTAATATTCTTTTTCAAAATAACTAAATATTAAATTTTCATTATAATCGTAGAAATCTGTTACATATGAGTTTTCAATCTCCGACATTTCTTCATCGTCCCAAACTTCAGGGTGTTTTAAAGTAAGTTCGGAAACATCATACATATTATCGATATAATTATATATTGCGTCAAATAACCTACTCTCTGTTATTACTACTTTCATTATAATCCTCTAAATTCGTTATTTGTAACCGGAGATGCCATAATAGTTCTATAGAACGGTTTATAACCCCCAATTGTATGTTTATTGTCTGATGTTACCCTTCCATCGTTATTAACAGTGTAATACCTCACTTTATCTTCAGTTTCGTAGTATCCAATGTAATCACCATAACTAATATCAATTTCCAATTCTTCCAAATCTCTTTGATAGACAGATACTTTCATATTACCCGGTTCCATTTGGTCAATTTTAGATGTTCCTAAATATTTGTTCTCAGGAGCCATAATTTGAACATATCCTTTAAATTCAACCGGTGGTAAAAACTTGATACCATCCACGGATGTCTCACCATACACGTCATCAGCTTTTGTCTTATATCTATCAACACGGTATAGAACTAATGTAAAGTTCATATCATTATGCAACCATTCAGAACCAAAATCTTGTTCTAATGTAAAATCCTCGGCTCCGAAGAACTTTCCTATTCTTGTAATTGGTACTTTATTATTCATAATTAAATTTTTCACTTCTTGTTCCGGAGTTATTAATAATCACCCTTAATCCAAAATAATTTTGAATATCTTTTATTATTTGGTAATTCCACTCATTTCGTACAACATTTTTAGTAACAACATAACTTAAATATTTACTACCATCAGGAACAATATACATTATACTCATATAATATTCGTCTTTATCACCTGTTGGTCTTAATTCAAACTCAATATCCGAAACGCCACTTGGTTTAGTTATATCTAAATACCTTTTAATTATCTTATAATCTCGGTCAAAGTTTATTGGTTCATTATTCATATTGATAAATATTGAGAAATGTGTTATATTTCTATAAAAAGATTAAATTTGGAAAACAACACATCCGATAATTCTAATTTAACAATAGAACAACGAGCAATATCTCTTCTTGGAACTTATCAGGGAGCAAACAACCACATCTTAAAATTAAAATTTCAAAAGGAATCAAATAAACGATTTTTTCCTACAAGAGCTCAATGCGATTACATAATAAATTATTACGAAGTTACACCAAAGGTAGCCAAACGATGGGTTGATTTAGACCCCTACTTTGCCAAAAAAATTGCCGACGAAAAATTATTACTTAAAATCCCCGAACAGGTATGGGTAGAAAAGCTATTAGTTGAGAAAGAAAAATCCTACCACGTTTGGGGAAAAATATTGGAGAACGAAACTATCCACGATTTTTGGTTACCGAAAGGTGCTTTGATTAAAACACACACAATTAAGAATATTGTTGTGGATTATTCAAAATACTCTCATAGACCACCATTAGAACATCAAAAAGAAGCTATCGAAAAACTTGCCGGGTCTAAAAGATTCATCCTTGCCGATGATATGGGATTAGGTAAGACCACATCAACAATTATCGCCGCTTTAGAAACGGGTGCCAAAAAAATACTTATTATTTGTCCGGCATCTTTAAAAATTAACTGGCAAAGAGAGATTGAAAACTATTCTGATAGGAGTGTTTATATTTCTGAGGGTAAAAATTTCTCAATTGAGCATGATTTTGTAATTGTTAATTACGATATTCTTAAAAACTTCTATGACCTCAAAAATAAGGAAAACTCTTTAATCACACAAGGAAATTTTGATTTAATTATCTTAGATGAAGCTCATTATGTTAGTAACGGACAAGCGGCGAGAACAAAGTTGGTTAATAGTTTTTCTAAAAAATGTGAAAGAGTTTGGTTATTAACCGGAACACCTATGACTAACCGTCCGATGAATTATTTTAACCTATTATCGTTGGTTGAAAGTCCGGTAAGTAATAATTGGATGGCCTATGCCATTAGATATTGTCAAGGTTATCAATTTACTGCGGGAACTCGTAAAATATGGAATGTTACTGGAGCATCAAACTTAGAAGAATTGAGAGACCGAACATCAAGACAAGTTTTACGTAGATTGAAAACGGAAGTTTTAGATTTACCCGAAAAAATTATTACACCGGTTTATTTAAGATTAAAATCAAAACTTTATGAAGGATTGATGGGGGAATACTACGATTGGTATAATAAGAACCCCGATGAATCAACATCTCTAACGGTTCAGTTCAGTAAGTTAATGAAGGTTCGTCAAGTGATTGCCGAAGAAAAAATTAAAGATACGATAGAATTAGCTGAAAATATTTTGGAACAAGACAAAAAAGTTATTATCTTTACCAACTTTACCGAAACATTAAACAGAATTGCCGACCATTTTGGAAAACAAGCCGTAAGATTAGATGGTTCAACATCAAAACCTCAAAGACAATATGCTGTGGACCAATTTCAAGATAACGAAAAGATTAAAGTATTTGTTGGTAATGTAAAGGCCGCAGGTGTTGGTATCACTCTAACCGCAGCTGAAGCCGTAATTATTAATGACCTATCATTTGTCCCTGGTGATTTAGCCCAAGCAGAAGATAGAGCGTACAGATACGGACAAAAAAATTCAGTATCCGTTTATTACCCAATTTTTGATAACAGTGTCGAAGCAATCATTTACGATATGGTAAATCAAAAGAAATTAAATATTGGAACTGTAATGGGGGATAATATTGAAGATAAAGGTGATTTTATTGGAGAACTTATGAACAAGATAAACAATCGGGGATAGCTCGGTTGTTTAATTAAAACAAGCCTATTATGATAAATAATGAAAACAAAGTTTCTTTAGTACTTATTCAAACTAAAGCAGAAAAGTGTCTTCCAATTCAAATTGAAGAAATTAGACAACTTTTTAACACAAACCCCCGAGTTAAAGAAATCTTTAAAAACTCAATTAATAATGTTTTAAGAGAAGTATTCTCAGAAAACTACTACATAAAAGGAGGTTATTCCGAAGGTGAATCATATGGTATATACGACTTAGAACAACCCGGTCGTTCCGTTATCAACAAATTAAACACAAACTATAGTTGTTTCTGTGTTCTTCTTAGAGATGTTAATAAAGTCCTGTCGTCTATGCAACATCCAATAATTGTTTTCAAATTTCAAACAGCTCTATCTCAAATAAATGAAGTTAAAAAATTTATAAACATAATCGAACAATATAAAGACCGAATCTTTAACACCAACTCCTCAACATTCCAATCACTTATGATGGTGTTAGGCCAAACCCACGCGTGGGGTCAAAAAAGAGAAGACACAACAGTTGAAATTCTTAAAAAACAATTCGGTGTTAATAATGTTATCCCTATCGGTAAATTAGGTAGTAGTGATGATATGATTGGTGGAATTGATTGTGAAATAATTATTAATGATGAACGTAAAACAGCTCAAATCAAACCATTCACCCATTTAATCGGAGAACAAAATTTAACATTTGTTATGGGTGCCGGTAATGTTAAAAAATATAAAACCGATTGGTTAATCTTCTCAAAAAATAATAAAGAAATTTTGGTGTTTGATAATAAAAATTCAACAATTATTGACGGTAATTTTGTTTTTAACAAAGAGAATTTAATTTATACTCTTAGCTGATATTTATATAGAAACACAAATCTATATGGCTGGAATTGCAGAACCGGAAAGAACCCAACTTTACACAAGAATCAAACACTTATTGGGAGCACCACTTCGTTCAATTGAAATCGAAGACGAAATGATGGATAGTTTAATGGAATTATCAATTAGTGATTATTCACAATATATTCAAGATTGGTTAATTGAATCTCAATGGACATCATTAGCAAATTTAAATTTAGATACACAATCATTATCACGAGCATTCATCACCAAAAGTTTGGATTATGAAACTCGTTATACTTACGCCTACTCCAAAATTGTTGGACTACAAGCGGGGGGTGATTGGGAACTTAAAAAAGATTTTGTTGAGTTAGTTCCTAACCAACAAATTTACGAAATTCCCGCTAATAGAGAAATTAATGAAGTAATGTGGTATACACCCGCAGAACTTAATAGTATATTACTAGACCCTTGGTCATTTGGTTCCTTAGGTGCAGCCGGATTAGGTGGTCCTGGGGGTTTTTCACAAATGGGTATGTCAGGGTCGATGTTTATGATGCCAGCTTTTGATATGTTATTAAGATTACAAGAGAATAACATACAAAGAAGAATTATTGCCGGAGATTTAACTTATAAAATCACCGCTTTACCTGAAGGAAAAAAGGCTCTACATTTAATGCAAACACCGGGGGGTAAATTTGATTTTGGTCAAGCAACTATGAAGAGGGGGCGTGTTTGGTACTGGTATTATGATGCTGGACCTGCTGATAGAGATAAATGTTTAAAATCAAATCCGGATATCATTAAATTACCTTCAGATGTTCCTTTGGAAGGAATTGATTGGGTCGATTTAAATAATCCTGCTCAAGTTTGGGTTCGTCGTTGGTTTACGGCATACGTGAAGGAAACATTATCAAGAGTTCGTGGTAAATTTAGTGGGAATATCAAAACACCGGATAGTGAATTAACAATGGATTATCTATCGTTATCGACTGAAGCTAAAGACGAAAAAACAAAGTTAATTGAAGAGTTAATTGGTACTGAAGGTAGATTAACAAGACTTAAACCTGAACGAGTTATGGAGAGAGAGGCCAAAATTGCAACTGACCTTAACACTAGTTTGAGATTTAGAGCAATGCCAAGACAAATATACGTAATTTAATTTATATGACTTTTATAACAAGAACAAAAATTGGAAACAAATTATTCGGTTCAATGTCGAACCTACCAAATAAACCGGCAATTCAAATAATTACAATCCCGGAACATAGAACAATTGGTGAAGAATTCATCTTAGTTAAAGATGTTCCTAATTGTAAAATTATTTTAGACCAAAATACTACAGAACATATTGTAATTAAAACTTTAACAAAAGTAATGATTTTACCTATGATGGGTCTAATTGACGAACAATATGACGAAATATTTATTGACCGAGGTGCCGCGGTTGAATTTTTTAGAGTTGAGGGTAACTGGTACATTATTAGTTCTGATGGTTTAAAATTAGAATAAAAAAAGGTGTCTAACGACACCTTTTCTGTTTATAATATTTTACTTCCCTTACTTAAATTATCAAAAGCCCATAATGGTTGAAGGTTTGTATAATGACAAAGTTTATATAGTTCTTCTTCGGTGTTTGCCGATGATAAAGGGATTATGTGGTCGATATGAATGTGTTGTCCCATTAACTTCCAAGACATTCCTTCTGTAAATTTTTGTTCTAAATACTCTTTAAGGAATTCCGGAGAACAACCAACAATATCAAATGTTTTGTTTTTTTTAGTAACATTATTTGATTTTAAAAAAGTATTTAATCTTCGTCTAATATTTTCCGATAATCTATAAGTCGGATGTTCTAACCTTTGTTTTTTTCTATAATCATTAATTCGACATTTGTTAGATTTTAACCATAATTTACGTCTATTAGATTCTTTCTCGACATTATTTAACCTATAAGTTTTTTGAAGGTCTTTACATTTTTCTTTATTATTTTCCCAATATTCTTTATGTCTATTTGTTATTGTTTCTTTATTATTTTC